ATGGCAGGAAAGAACCGCAGGCTGCTACTCAACATTCACTACGGTCACAAAGGCACGCCTCAAAAGAAGCTTACAGAGATATCAAGCTGGGATACCATGCTTGTATCAAAACTATGGGATCTCTATTTTGTTGAGGAGGAACTAAGAGAGGAAAGCTGTCGAAATAGCATGTGATAATCAGCTCATGTTTTGCTACAGGGAAGAGATTCTCCATCTCGCTGCAAGTCTTAAGGATGAGACTTTATTGAAGGATGGACTTCCCCCAAAGCCGTTGGCACTAGCTATACGTATATATTTACCAAACAACTCCATATTAATTTAATAATTCGCCAAATAATTAGGCAATGCACTACCAATGGGTGACCTACGGATTGAATAGTTAGGCAAAGAGGAAAGAAGGATTTCTATTTTTATATATGATATATAATTAACTATGGGCCCTGCTGGACTTGAACCAGCGACCTACGGATTATGAGCAGAAAAAAGGCGTATTCTATGACTTTCAGCAGAGTTCAGATTATATCATATCTTTATATATAGCAAGTACTTTTAGTGTATATTCCTGATTTTTAATGTATTGGATATTTTGCTTCTACTGACAGTTCTACTGACAGTGCTACTGACAGTTGGGGGCTACCCAACTATCTTTTCTTTAGAAGCTTCTGTCAGTTTTGCCTTGTAGCAATCAATGAGATCATGAAGCTCTGCGCTCGAAATGTCTTTGCTACCCCCTGTCGCAATGCTGTAGTAGTGATCCAGTCCCTTGATCCCGTACCGCCTAATCATCTCAATTGTGTACTGGATCAAGGCTCCATGCTGGTACTTATTACACCGAATGCACTGACCATTGATGTTCCACTCAGAGAACCGAACAGCAGGATAGGTCCCTGCCGGGAAGAAGTGTCCTGCTGTAGAATCTTTGAAGGCAAGCCGTTCACCACATGTGACACACTTCACCCACCATTGACCTTCCTCGAAATAAGCATCCCTGATACGGATATACTTATGGAGAACCACCTTCAACTTCCTTTTAAGGCTGGCTTTCGTCTCAGGCTTTTTAGTCTTAGAAAGTTTGTTCACGAGACATGTTCTCCGCAGCTATCATCGCAGGTCTTGATTTCAGCTTCTTCATCAACATTTCCTGCAAGTTGATAGCCCCAGCATTCACAAGCGTTCCTGCCACGTATTCACGTTTCCAATCCTCAACCTCCCTGGATTTCTTGGAATCGTTGAGCCAAAAACCACACTTCTTGCATGCACTGATATAACCATTCTCTTCGACAAGACCACACACGGGACACACCCGGCTTTCAACGGTTTGCGCTGCCGCAGAAAACGCTTTCGCCTTTTCCTCCTTGAACTCCTTCCACCGTTGCGACGGTCCCAGGAACGTGGAGGGCATAAGGGTGTACTGTGCATCCTCGCCCTCCCTGCTTTTGGCGTAGTTTCGTGCCGATCTCATCATTTCAGAGGCAAGGCACTTGTTCTTCACGTTGATTACGAATTGCTCATAGGCCTTGACCTTGCCTTCCTTGCGGGGATAGGCAGCCCAGAACTCTTCGAAGTCTCCTGGGTATTCCTTCTCCCCTCCTCGCTTCACGGTATCGATGATTCTCTCATTCACTTTCCGTTTCTTGAATGGCATGGCATCGAGGGATTGCCCATGCCGCCTATTCAACTCATCACACCAGAACCATTCTCCCTCCTCCTGGAAAAGGTCGGCTTCCAACGCTGATGCAATGAAAGCCTTCACCTTATCCGGGGTAGAGAAGCATTGATGGGCGATACCTTTTATCTGCGATCGCGACAGCCTGTGTTCAGGAGCGTCTCCCAGCATTTCGAAGAGAAGCCACATGAGCCCATAGTATTCAGGACCACCATCGAGAAGCGGACCCTGGAACTCCATCGAAATCCGGTCATTGAGGTAGTGTGCAATATAGATACCGCTTCCCATACTGAGTACTCCCCTCAACTTACCTTGAGATATTCGTTTGGAACCAACGCTGCACCCGCGACTTCACCACCGCCAGAGAGGATTTCAAATATCCTTCCCTTATCCGGGTTTCTCGTTTCCTTCCTTACAATGTAGTCAGCAGGGATGATCGTTTCGTCGGTGATGAGTACTGAGGGTTTCGCATTGACCCGCATGAGCTTGAATATCCCGGCCTGGACCACCTTTGTATCCGTCATCTGCATATTCTGGCGAAGGTATTCCTTGAGCCATTCAACTTTCTTTTCCTTCGCTTTACGTGCCTTATAGAGCCGTTCTTCCTCAAGCTTGAATGTAGATACTTCCCCTTCGGTCATCTTCACGATCTTCATCACACCCTCTGCCTTGTCTTCGAATCGGGTTTCCACTTCCTCAAGGAGTTGAATCATCGCATCGGCATCCTCAGAGCTTTCGATGTCCATCTCAAGAACTGTCCGGTAATCGTTCGCAATCTCATAAAGCTTTGCCATTAGTGGGTCTCCTTTGTGGGTACTTCGCAGTTGCTAAGGAACTTCTTCACATCTTCCGGGGTTAGAACGACCCGTGAGCCGATCTTGTGATGCGGCAAGTTTCCTGTTCTTTTTATTCTATTGATTGTTGATACGGAGACTCCGGCTAATGCCGCAAGCTCCTTCACGCCGATTACCTTTCGTTCGGTGTCACTCATGTTTCACTCGATAGGGAAAAGATAGGCGCTCGCCAAGGAACGCCTTTAGAGGTGCACTAAAAGGGAATGTCGTCATCGAAATCATCACCAAGAGCTTTCTGGACATTGGGTTTCTGCGTCATGCCGATGCTTGCCTGTGCTCTGTCGTTCTTCGAGCCGAATAAAGCAGCAATCTGCATTTCTTCGGGGCTTTTCCGTATGTTTGGAATCAAGGGTATGTCATTGGGGCTTATGGGCTCACCTTCGGGCTTCCGAGAGTCTAAAAGACTTACATCGGTGACATCGACCCGGTAGCGTACTTTCTTCGAGCCGTCATTGCTTGTCCACGATTCTTGTTTCAAGGTGCCATGAACACACACCTTAGAGCCGCGTTTCAGGTATTCCGAAAGCTTTGATCCGCGCTCGCCCCAAAGCTGGCAATCCATGAATAGGGCTGGGTCTTCTCGGTTCCATGAAGGGTTTGATGCCACCGTGAACTGCGTAACCGACTTTCCCGACGGCACGGTTTTTACTTCCGCATCGCGGGTAAGCCGTCCGATTCCGGTATAGAGACTCAAGTCAGCCATCAGGCCACCTCCTCTGTATTGTCATCTACTACATCTGTAGTGTTCTGGATAATAGTGAGGATCTTCATGTTCAGCCTGGAAAACCACTCTGCCGTATGGTCTTTCTTAATCTCGGCCTCGGCAAAGTCTCTGATGGCTTGTTCAATTCGATCTGCATATTTCGCTATGGTGTCTTTGATCTCGATGACTTCAGGCATCGCTTCAAGCTTCTTTTGCAAAGCGATCGCTTCATCTACCCCGGTATTGAGCCAGGCTACAAGCTCCTTGCCGAACTCCACGCCAGGCTTCGTCAATAGCTTGTCCTGAAACATTCCCGTGCGGTCCTTGATGACATTAGCGATATGCTCGGTTGATAGTTCCAAGAGCATATCAAACTCGTACTCGATGCCCTTCCCCTGTTCAGGAGCCAGGCCTACCCGTACTGGCCTGGACTTGCCCCTGTCATCCTGGGTGGTCTGCCATTCGGTCTTGCTCCGCATCGTTGCCATGATGTGGCAGGGACAGGAGAGAATTGCGTTGACGAGGGATCGTTGCTTGGGTGTCCCTTCCGACCACGCTGACCAGGTATTGCCCCGGTACTTGGCATTTGCAAGCTTCTCCACTTCTTCCAGAAGGTCCTGCCAGGCATGCGTCAGAGAATCAATAATGAGGACTGAATACCCCGATTCCCCTGCCTCTGCTATGAACTGGACATATTCATCAATAGACTTTTTCTCCAGGTCAACGACATCGAACTCAAACTTGTCGGCGTACTTCGAAGCCGATCCGCGCTCCGAGTCGATGACAGCAACCTTCCCGCCAATGCCTTTTGCAATCGAAAGTGCCGAATATGTCTTCCCGGCTCCCGATGGTCCGAAAAGGGCGCACCTTAGCTTTGACTTACTCTTTACCGCTTTCTGAAAACCCATCTTTCATCCTCCCTTAGTGTTGTGCCACAGCGGACTTTTCCATAGTTCCTTTGTGGTAGTTCTTGTGAAGCGCGGTGTCATCCATAGTGATCCATTCCCGCACCGTCTCAGGCCGCCATGCCCTGCGGCCATTCAAGATTCCATCCTCCTTTCCCCCATTGGGCTGTTTCCAGGCATCCTTCGGCCTGGCAATCGAGTTGTACTTCACCCCTTTCATGCGGCATGCTTCCGGCAGGTAAATCCATGCTTCCGGCCATTCAACCTTCTTCATAGGGAACCACCTTCAAGTTTCCGTTTTCCAGGTACAGCGCCACTTCAACGCCTCCTTCCATTTCCATAGCCCTCATGAACACCTCCGGTATCTTTAGGGTGTATTTGGGCTTTCCATTTACATTCGTCCGCATAATTTTTGCGTCGCTAAGCCACATGCTATTCACCGATGTATCTCCTAGGTACACGTTTGTATAGTATCAACGAACGGAATACAAGGCGTTTTTAGAATAATTCGGATTGATTTGTTTGAATTGCTATATCCATATATAGCAAGGTACTTTAGCAATTTGTGGTGTTATTCTTGATACATTTTCAGTATTCTTATGAGCTATAAAAACATCATCTGTATTGACAACACACTACACATGTAGTATATGTAATACACTACTTTTACAAAAGTTTTGACAAGGAGTCTGTATGGCTAAAGACAAAGAGCTTAACCCGTACTTGAAGAACCTGGACGTTGCACTCAAACGTATCGGGAAAACAAGGACATGGCTTGCCCAGGAATGCGGGCTGTCACCTGCCACGATTGGGAACCTATTTTCGCGGAACTCCTACCCTTCTGTAAATACCGCCTGGACGATTTCTACCGTTTTAGGCTATCCAATTGAAGAAATGCTGAAAGGCGATATAAAGACCTTCCAGCCCGTGGGGAAATCCAAACGCGAGCTTATGGCGACGAAAGTCTTGGGCATGTGCAAGGAGCTTGACGAGAGTGAGCTTGAAGGCTTCCTGCCTGTAATGAGGGGAATCGTAGATCTTAGGCGGCTTGCATAGTACATTTCGAACATAGTTTTCAGGTCTATCCCTAGACTCCTCTAGAGTGTTGCCCTCCAGTCCGTCTAATTGGAGGGCTTTATATCAAACTCTATTTCGCAGTGTCTGATGAAGTAAATACTGGGTGAGTATCTAATAAGGTGTACTCAATCTCAAATTTTGGATATTCCAATAAAAGAGTACTAGCTTCATTTACGAGTGTTTTTAATTGTTGATCCAGGTATGGTCTAAGTGATTCATTAAAATCACCACTGATACTGTGTCTGCCTTCTTCTATTGCAACTCGTGTAGTAACTCCGCTCCCAGCAAAAAAATCTAATACTATTGATCCTGGGTAAGATAAAGCTTTTACAATTCTTTTTATAACCTCTTTGGGTTTTTGAGTAGGATGACCTACTCGTTCCTTTGAATTGCCATTCAGCCTAGCCATTCTCCAAACATTGGTTGGATTTCGCCCCTTCTCAACACTTTCTGGACGAAGGCGTTTATCCCGCATATAAATTGCTTTTGTTTCTTCATCATACGGTTCTCTCACAGCATCAAGATCAAAGAAATATTTGCTAGTCTTCCCAAACCATGCTATTTCTTCATGACGGCTTGCAAAAAATCGGTGAGCACTCATACCATTTGGATAATTCCAAACTATGAGGTTTACTAATCGCATAGAACTATTGCGCCGCATATCGTATAACAGCGTTAGAAGATCCCCTGAGCCAGCTTCTGCTTGATACTGCAGTCCTCCAAAGATGACAAGATTACCAGTATCTGACAAAACTCGTTCAGCTTCCCTTAGCCATTTAGTGGCCCATGCTAAGTAATCATTGTGAATATCCCATTCTGCAAGCTGAATATTATATGGCGGATCGCAGACTATAAGTTGAACTGACTTGCTTGGTAAGCGCGCCAACAGTTTACAACAGTCCATTTGAACTACCGCATGGAAAGTCGTAATAGGGCTCTCTTGGTGAACTGACTGTTCAGAAGAATGAGCTTCGCCTCTCTTCCTGAGAGAGTTCATAGCTATATGGCCTGCATTCGTATGTGATCTATTACCCATTTAGTCTATCTCCGATATATCTAGTTCATCCCACAAATATTTAGGGGATAAGAAAGTTGCTCCAAATAGCTCTCGTACTATACTGAGATCTTCTGGTATTAGCGCTTCTTCATTAGCGGGCCAAGCTTGTATAACCGCCTTAAAACGGTTCATTGTAGCAACATGTTCCTCACGTTCATTAGGCTTAACTAAATCAGGAGTGAGCAAGAGCTTATTTATCTCAATATAAGATCGTTGCATTGTAATTACACCGCATGCAGCCAGAATATTAAGAATGAATGGGCATCTGTGTTCTGCTGCTACAGTTGTAGCTTCTTCGATTCCTTCCTGTTCACAGAAACGCTTCACAAGAGGAGATGAAAAAAATTCATGATATATTCTACTTTTCTCCACTCTCCTTTCTCGCACAATTTGATATAGATAAGCCAACATTTGCTTTACTGCATCCATCTTAAAAAATACTTTACGAATAGCCTTCTTTGCAGCAACGCTCTCTGTACCTGCATTTAGAAGCAAATTATTATAATATTTTTCATCTCCGCTCATTTGAGTACTTGGCGTTCCATCACAATCAAACGGAAACCGGAGGTCAATCGTCTCTAGTCTTGTCATCAAGATGCTTCGAAGCTCAAGTCCAAGTGATGTTAAAGCTAAACTAGGTGGCTCCTTAGATGTATATAAGCGATCATCCTCTAATATTTGAAGCTCCATCGCTGCTTGTAATTTATACTTAAGTTGCCGTTGATAAGCACCTATCCGACCTTCATCCAGGCTCCCTCGCATTCGAATATACTTATCATCAAAATGTGTCCCATCGCGAGAAGGCATTCCAAAATACCAAAGAATTGATAATAGATGCCCAAGATGAGTACCTTGAGGATAATGATAGCTAGCTTCTGTATACTCTCCAATATCCCGTAAAAAATTCAGCCAGGTTATCCACTTCATAATATATTGATGACTATTATATTCACCTTGTGCATCAAGATCCGCTTTTATTGGTTTTCGTCCTAAATGCTCAGCAAGCGCAAAATATGCATCTTTCAAATCCTGTTTATCAATCCCAAGGTCGTCCGCATCTTGCCTGTTAAGTATCTCCTCGACTTTTGAGTCAAATATGACTTCACAACCAGTAGAATACTCATATGTTACTTTCTTAATTCTTTGGCCATTGTCATCTACACCATCATCTCTATAGTTTCGCTTTGAGAGATACTTTCTAATTTGGTTTGCACGTTTATAATTACCAATAAAATCAAGTACTCTAACACGATCTTTGCCAATACAAAGTCTTAATCCCCTACCAAGTTGTTGTAGAAAGACAGTTTTCGATTCTGTAGGACGTAAAAATAGCAATACCCGTACATTTGGGAAGTCTACACCTTCATTGAATAAGTCAACAGTGAACGCAACCTGAATTTCATCAGAGCGAAATCTTAAAATAATACTGTCCCGATCCGTACTTACAGAATGTACTGCAACAGCTTGAATGCCATTATGACAAAAAAACTCTGCCATTCTTTCTGCATGAACAATTGAAGCACAGAAGCCAATAGCCTTATCACCAGAACCTTTTTCTGCATCAAGATAAGCTTTTAATATAGCTTCGTTTCGTTCGGGGATAATTAAATAGCGCTCCAAATCATCAACTCTATATCGATAATTTTGGTAGCGGATTGCAGAATAATCAATGTTATCAGTAAGACCAATATATGTATACGGGACAAGATAACCTCTCTCAATTACTTCAGAAATTGAAATCTCATATACTTTATTGTAATCAAAGAGTTCAAAAATGTCTTTTCGGTCTGCTCTATCAGGTGTAGCGGTCATCCCTAACATAAAGCGCGGTTTAAAATAGCGAAGAATTTCTTGGTAAGATGCACTTTGCCCGTGATGAACTTCATCTATGACGATATAGTCAAACCAATCAGGGGGAAAACGTGTGAGCTCTCTGGTTTGGCGTAATGTATCTTTGCTCGCGAAGAGCACTTCACAGCTTTCAACTTTATCTCTTTCTTCGCCAGTAAGAATTCCTGCATTGAAATTGCCCCAAACAGAACTATAAGCTTCCATGCTCTGTGAAAGAATATCAAGGCGATGAACTAAATAAAGGACTCTTCCTCCATGTCGTTTGGCATCGAGCGCTGACAAGATAGTCTTGCCAGTGCCGGTAGGCATTACAACTACGCCTTTACTCCAGCCTCTACTAGTACGTACAAAAGCAAGAGCATCAAGCGCTTCTTGCTGAATAGGATTTGGAGCGAGAGAGTATTCACTTAAGAGTGAGGGGGCGTGCTTTGAGAAAAAACTTCGTAGAGTTTCCCTAATAATCGGACGCCATTGTGGAGATTGAAGTTGGTTGTATGAAAACCTTAGTAGATGATAGCCTCGACGCAATATTTCATTCTGACGAAAAAGATTATCATCAAACTGCTCATTTGGGATAATACCTTCCGCATGATATGTTTCACCATTTACTTCAAGAGCGATCTTGTCTATGTCACCGTGATATGCAAAGTCAATACGTCGAGACTTACCAGTTCGATCTATGAATACATACTGGGGTTCAATATTTTGGATCTTTGAATGCAGCAAGGGATATAGAAACTCATCAACAAAAAGCCGCTCAGATGCCTGCGATATGCACGATCCATATTTTTCATAGTATTGTTCCAAGTCTGAAGCCAAGATCCTACACCCCTTACCTCAATATTTCAATAATTTTGCGATCTTGCAGCTATTAAGCCGTTTTATTCTGTCTCGAAACTACAAGCTATCATAGTTCAATTTTCTTCGCCATAGAGATATAGAAAATAGCAGGCTTTATATACCACCTGTATAGATCAGAATATCCATATATGCACTCAAGTAGCAGAATCAGCAACAAGCTCATCAAACTACTTGAGCTATCTATACGACTATTTTTTTATTGCCAAGCCTAGTATGAATCCAGCAACATACTCATAAATCCGCATCACCCTATCAACCGCATGGGAAAGAGAGAACGCCACATGCGCCTTCCCCTTGTACTCCTTGATATACGCCTTTGTATGCTCCAAATGCCCATTGTACCCCAATGTCTTACAGAGCGTTGAACTTGTCAGCTCTGCAACTACCTCATTGAAGGCGTAATCCTCGCTTTTCCCCTCAATCTCATTGTCTATGGCATGCCCAAGCTCATGAAACCAGGTCGTAATGTCATCGGTTCCAAGGACAATCTGCTTCGTGTCTGGCCTAAAGAAGCCATAAGCATTCGCCGTCAGCCCTGGGCATACCTTCACCCCCAGATGATCGGCAACCGCCTTCAAGGGAAGCTTGTCGATGCTGAATCCCGACTCCATACCTGCTTCGTAGGGCAACGGCTCTCCTTCGGTCTGGTCGGATGCGAAAACCGGACAACACCGAAAGCCTATGAGCTTCGACACCTGCTCAGCCTCCGGCTCCCCTTCCTTCTCCTTCTTCACTGTCACCGGAACAAGGATAAACGCCGACCTAGCCCCCTTCTTCACCCTCCTTCCTGCCTTGTTCCACTGATCGAAGCCCCGGCAGTCCAGGTTCTTAGTTCGGGAAAGGACTGCCATCTTGTTAAGCGATGACCATTTCATCGCCGGAACCTCTATATTCATCGACTTTAGAAACAGGTTCTTTTGAACAAATTGCTCCAATCCGTCACCCTCTATGTACTTTACCACGCCGTCCAGCGTGATCCTGGCATTTTCTGTGAGTCCCATAGTATTTCCTTTCGTGTGTTTGGATTTTAGAATCTGGATGCGTCGTATTCCCTCAAGGCTTCTTCCATCGCCCTCATGGAAATGACATCAGCGACACATCCAAAGGTTTCTTGACATAAAAAAGCCCACGCCTTTGCCGATTCGAAATCATCGAACAAGCAAAAACGTGGACCATACCGAACATGCCCATACAGAATGACTAGCCATTCATCCACTACACCCCCTTATATTGAGCCGCCTTTTTACATCGGTTAAGACCTCACGATGCCCGATGCAATTACCCACAGAAGCATTCCTGCGCTGAATGAAAGCCCTACGTACAATCCCATCCAGAAACGGTTATCCTTACTTGCCCAAGCCAATCTCTTGCCAAGCACCATATCTTTCCTCCTTGCAGTCAAACCTATCAGTCGAAGCCTCACAGCAATCCGCAAACTGACCCGGCAGATGAAATTCACAATCAGCGCAAAGATTGAGAGTCCTTTGTTTCAGCCAATAAAATTCATGCCCTCGAATCGAGAACACCGATCCCTTCTTGTTCATTGCTTCTCCTGTATATATAACTGTTGTATTGTGTACTACTACATCTGTATTGACAACAGGAAAAAGAAAGCTAGAGAACACATCTTCAGACATACCACTTCGACCGGGGATGGGTACTCAAGTCCTCGGTATCATCAAAGGGATCGCCAAAGGGCTTGTCGGGATTATGGGCATAAAGCTTCATGGTCGGAGTCGGCACCTTTTTCGCTAGTACCTTTACTATAGGAAGATTTGGCTCCCAGCGCGTCGAGATAGCACGCCCATAGTTCTTTGCTATTGTCATGTTCGGTGCGAATATCGGATATATCGCAGTTCCACCGCCTTTGTAATACACTTCAACCTTATACTTCATAGGGTACACCTTCCCGGCTTGAACTCTACATGCTCTGCTATGATCTTTGTGCATGATTGGATCAATCCCTTGTCATCACAGGTGACATCCTCTTTTATCCTCCCCACAATTCGTACACCCCTTCCCATCTTCATGGTTACTGCTATGGTTTGGGCAAGCCTTCCATATGCCTCGACACCGAAGGTTGATTCCTCATTCTGGCCTTCTGGGTCCTGCCTTTGAGAACGAACCTTGAATTCGCACTTGTCGCCCTTCTGCGTAACGACAATCCCTGGCTCCGATGCACAATCCCCTTCCAAAAGAATACTGTTGAGACAATTCATGCTTCATCTTCCTCTTCATAGCTGTAGGTAGTACATTCTGGCTCCGGCATGTCACCAGACCAGAAGCCGGAAAACTTCTTATAGGCATCAATGATGCAATTGTCCTTCCCAGACTCGATCCAGGCTGCATATACCGATTGCGGTATCGTGCATTCCCGGTGTTCAGTGAGGAGGTACAATACTTTCCTCATGGCTTCTCGTGGTTCTTGGGTATTTGAATCTGTATTTGACTTTTTATTTTCTATCTTTTCTTCTCTACTCTTCTCTAATCTAATCCTTTCAGCCTTCTTCAAAAAACCACTTCTGAATGCGATAACCGTACTCATGCAACCGCCTCCTGTCTCATGTATGCAACATACTTCTCACATTCAGCTCGTGTCCCGGACTCTTCAATCTCGCAGTCTTCGTTCAGAACACGGTAGGTGTCGCCCTCAAGGTATGCTTTCCATTCGTTAAACTCCTGTTCAAGGTATCTTTTAAGAAGTTCGGCACGATCCTTGTTGATACGCTTCCAGCCCATGAGCTTTACAACGCTTTCCGGTTTGATGCAGATGAAACCAAGCTTGCCGCAATCCCACTGCTGATCAGGCCAGGAGCCGTAGCCATCCAGTCTCACACTGATGCCGGAATGCTCATAGGCATAGATTGTTCGCAACAAACCCCATTTCTTCGCCCATGCCAACGATTCACGATTTTCCTCGATGTACCGTCGAAACCGATCAGAGGATGAGAAATTCGTATCCCCATAACAGCAACGCCTGTGTGCTGTGACAATGGTGGTAAGGTTGTCGCAATCCTCCCTGCCAAGCGGAAACTCGTCGTATTCAATAGTGTAGATATCCATCGTGTTTCTCCTTATGAATGAAAGCTGTACAAATGGTCACTCCCATCAGAATAGATAGCACCTAGGATAAATGGGTTTCTCCCGTCTCCCCGCCAGAAGGCAAGAATATAGTTTTCCTTATGCCTTCCATCAGATCCAATCACAATCTTGTCAGCGCCGATTTGTTCCCCGTACCGATGCGCTTTTTGAAGCACAACATCAGGGATGTCTTTAAGCTCTCCAGTGTCCACTGTCATTTCTATACTCCTTAGTATTGTATTACACTACATCTGTAGTTCTTAGGATAAATAAACAGTACTCCCTCTAATCCCGTCGAGATTGTGTGATAAGTCCATGCTCCGCGAAACTGTACGAACCGAACTTGCTTATAATGACATGATCCAATACCTGGATGCCGATTGTTTCTCCAGCATCCTTCAATCGCCGTGTAATCTCGATATCCTCAAAGGATGGCTCAATGTTCCCTGATGGATGATTATGAGCGAGGATGACGGCTACCGCATTGTCCTTTATAGCCTGGCGGTACACTTCCCTGGGATGCACCATCGTTTTATTGACTAAGCCCACAGTGATGACCTTCGTCCGTATCGGATTATGGGCTCCATCGAGGCTGATGACGACAAAATGCTCCTGAGGCTTCTTCGCATACCGGGATAGAAGCTTCAAAGTATCACCTGGCATCAGAATCCTGTCCTCCGAGACGATTCTAGCGACAGCCTCCTGATACTTGCCATCTTGAATCATCGAAATGAGAACATCCTTACTTAGCTTGCTCATCCTTCCACCTCCCATGCTTGTAACGCTCGTTTCAAGGCCTTTAGCTTCAAAGCAGGACCAAGAAATTCCCTTGTACCTCCTGGCGTAACGCCATAAACCTGTTGCCCTTCGACCAGCATCATAAAGATGCCAAGGCCGACCCTGTAGTACATGCCGACTACCATTGTGAGACCTCCTGTATGGTTTTTATTGACGGGAATTGAAATCACAGACTATGATTAGAAACCTAAGGCAATGCTGAATATCATTATTTCTATATTTGACTTATCTGTATCGATTTACTTCTTCTAAGGAATAAAAATGAAAAAAATTTTTATCGTAATGCTTTTAGTCATTGGAATGAATGTATACAGCCAACAAGTCTCAAATTCTCTTGATTTGGCTTATCCACCTTATACACCAGAGCAAAAAAGCAAGCTCATGAATGGGAAAGGGTTATACTTTGTAAATTACTTGTACCCTTCCTATCAGATGAGTGGTCAATACTCGAAGGGTTCAGGTTATGTATATGGCGGGACAAGCCTACAAAGCGAGAATACATTCTTCCTTGGTACTCAGATAATTCCCTGGGAAGAGTACTATAGCATGGTCGGGCTTCAATCTTATGTCGATGATTATTACAAAACCAAGAGTAAACGGAACCTTCATTCTGGATTAGGCATATCAGGGCTAGTTATTGGGGAGCTGGCATTTTTATTGGGTGGGTGGGATCTTATATACACACCCTATGGTTCTGAGACAAAAACCTATACATTTGGTAACGAACAAAACACTCAGATAGCAACCTGGGGAGGCTTGGCTTTAGCCGTTGCCTCTACTGTCTTATATTTTTCTGCACCCCCAAAACCACAGCCAATATCTCGCCAATACCTAGCACAGCTTTCTAATGCTTTTAATAACAAATTGTTAGATTAAATTTGGTTTCGATTTTTATGAATCACTTTTGTTATAGACTTTGTTTTTGAAGAAATATAATTTGCTTGAAAAGGTGCCTAAGCTCTAATAAGTTCAAATAGTATTTTTTCTTTTACCCATTATTGATATACTTTTATGGTAGCAAATATTTATCTTGTACTTATTTTTCCGAGTTACATTACAATATTTTATTCCTACTGATTATTCTGGATTAATATACTTTGCATACTTTTGATGTAGATAATTAAGTCCATCATTGTTTGATATAGATAGATTTAAACTATCTTTGACAAAATTGTACCTATGCTTATTTTCTGCGATTACTTCACTCCATGTTTTAATTTTTATTGTAATATCATTGGTCTCAGTTACTTCACTCTGGTATATTACTCCTCTGGGTAAATTCCTTTGAGTTGATTTCTTCCTCGCAATAGAATCCATATCGTCAGAAATAACCCAAAATTCCCATCTAGTTTTTATGCTTCGAAATCTCTCATCATCTGCTACAGCAAAAGCGTAGCTTTCAATTTGGCTCATTTCTGTTTGACCAATTTTTACCCTTGGTGCTTTTAACTCAATTACAAGGTACTCTGATTCATTTGCATGATTTTTAGGAACTGCTTTTGATAACATTAAATCAATAATGCCAACTTTTCCATCTGACCTTAAGACTGGGCTATCAATTATTATTTCTGTTGATAGTTTTTCTGAATACTTCCTTAAAACCTCAGTTAATGATTGATCATCAACGGATAAAGAGTATTCATCACCAAAAAACCAAGAGTTTTCTGCAAGAATTCTATGTAGCTGTGATCTTTCTTTTAAGTGTTCTTTTAATTCGGTATCAAAAACAATATTTTCAAAGCCAGAAATAAACATCAATCTATTAGTGATTAATTTTGAAGTCGAAATTATCGAAGACAGACTCGTACTTTCGAGCAATTCAGCCAATTCATCTGCTTTATCTTGAGGCAAGCTTAGTACTTCTTCAATTATCTTTCTAATATTATCGGGATTTGTTTCAATTGCCTGCTGTAGCAATTTCAACTGAAGTTTTTTTTGCTTTATACTACTATCGCCAAAGTCTTCAATATATTCATTAAGATTCAATGCAAGAATGTCAAATACTTTTTCTTCTGCTTCTTCAACAGCTGTTTTTCCATATCTTTCAGTATAAGGATAAACTTTTTCTGCTTTCCACTGATCTAAAATTTATTTCTGATCTTCTCTGTATCTGTCGATAAAAAATCCTTTAATTGTCTTTATCGCTTCGTTTATTAAAGGAACTAACTCACTATCAAGTTCAATCGTATCAATATTTCCGTTTTCTTTAATATTTGAAAAGTAATTTGATTTGACATAGCCAGTATAATCATAATCTCCTACTCCTCTTATCTGTTTTTCATACTTTGCTAAAGGGAATCCTGCCTCATCACAAAAAAAGAGTTCTCTTATTCCAAAACCATTCCATTCAAAAAGATCAAGTCTAAAGCTATAATCAGTCCCAGAATCGCTCTTTATAGTATTCTTAAGCTCAAATTCAATTCTATTCTTGATCTTTCCTTCCATATCTATTCGTTTATTTCCAATAATAATATTTATAGCTGGATAAGATGAAAGGTAGGGTGCGTAGATTGATGACAATTCATCCGCTGCTACAACTTCATCAAATATTTTATATTGCTTAACTGGATCTGAAACAAAAACAGTAACACCAGTTCTTCTTAAACCAACCTCAACAACATCAGATATACTAAATTTATTTAGATTTCCTGAACCTCCAGAAATGGAGTATTCAAAACATTTCCCTTGCTTATTGAAGACGACTTTCCAAACTACATTATTTCCAAGAGAAAATATTTTGAAACGACCATGACCTTCTTTACCATGCAACCTTCTCCCCTCAAAAGTAAATGTTTTATTTCGCTTCCAAGATCCTCCGAGGGAACTAAATGTTTTCTTCGCAGTATCATAATCAAATCCTGATCCATCATCAGTGATTTCTATCTTATCCGTGCCAATTTCAGTACCAATAAACCTTACTATTACATTCTTCGCATCAGCATCCAATGAGTTCCATATTACTTCTGCGAGCGCATTAATTGGTTTCGTTCTTGTTATCTTCTCAAGATAATCTGACTGTGCTTCTATTTTTATCTCTTCCATATATTACCTCATTAGTAAGGAAACTGTATATCCTCTACCGTGAGTGGAACATCATCATACAAATAAGCTTCTACGCATTGTACTTTACAAATCAGATTTCAAGCAAACATTATCATCTCAATTGTTAAAAGTTTCTTAATTTTACTACAGCTCCGGACTTGAACCAGACGATAAACCTATGCTGTAGTACAGGGCAAGCCAATCTTTATTATCAGCTGCCCCATTAAAACATTACGTGGCCTAACGACTGGCCCATTCGACCCACTAAGGCTTTTGGTTCTCCCCTCTTCGTATGGGGTTCTAGGCTGTCATCCCCTGCATCCTCCAGGACTGGACTTTCCCTACAACGCACTCTCGTGCAAGGTGAGCCGACGCTTAAGCGCCTGACCCATTCCAACTACATAGCGCCAATTAATGGCTGCCCCACTGGCTCAGGAAGCCCACTACCCCCTAGCAACCGCAAGGAATTACTGGCCTATACACCCATACACAGCTCTCAACGCTCATCGCGCATATAAGGACGCTAACCTGGTTCGGGCATGAAAAGGCCTGCCATATTGCATAGTGACAACACTACAATAATCCTTGCGAAGCAAGATCCATGCCTATATTGCGAGACTACAGGCTTGCCGATGGCGTGCCAGTCTACGCGAAGCATGAGCCATGCCAATTCGTGGGAATTGTAGCTATGCAATTCGAAAGCCTATGACTACATAGTGCTTTCTCTATATCGATTGCCTGTAAAATTGCCCTATTGAGTGAAAGAAAAAATCGAGACTAGGACGCTTATAGCGTCCCGGTAGGCGAAGCCCACTACGCCCTATAGTTCAGGACTTTCTGCGCTTCCTTGTGTAAGGTGATTTTTGCCGTTGCCGATGATTTTATCACGTCGTCAAGTGTTGAATTTTCTGTAATATGCCGATAGCAGGTCAAGAAAGGTCCTTTCTCGATTGTTCCAGCTTTTCGCGCTACTACATATTTTTTCACGATATTGAAAGCATCCGTATCATTAGCAGGTGATTTAATTAGCTTCCCGGCTTTCTTGCTCGATGCTTGCGCTACCCTTTCCGGCTTGCCTTGCATGCTTGCCATGATAGAAGGAACGATAGATTTTACTGTTTCCGCGACGATTGCCGATATTAGCTTTTCCATTGCGATATTGTCCATATAAACTCCCCTAGTGTGTATTTTAGGGCAATTTTATAGGCAATCGATATATTTCCCTTCCCTAGTGGTAACGGGTCTATTTCCGCATTGGATTGCGGTACTTGCTTTCAATAACATGAAAGCTTTAGCAAGTACGATCTTGCTCGACTATCCGGTACCTGTCACGACTTTACGTGACGGCTTGTTAAAAGAATGCTATCGACTATCGTTGATCGATCATCGATATACTATCCTTGCATGGAGTGGGAAAAGCGTCAAGCGGTATTTTCATAATTTTGTGAGAAAGTTTATATTTCATTGTGATATAAAGGTATAAATATATAGTATATCGATATTCGATAATATTTCATCATAATGACGATTCTTTTTAGTTTGGCATGGTATCCATGAAGTAAGACGGTTTGACACTACTCCATGAAACGTCAAGCTTCATGTTCGATGGAGTAGCGAGGCAATGGGAAACGATAAGGCCCCCCCCCAGGGGTGGCATGACGACACACGCACAGAAGAATGACCTCTGGAATTATCTGGAGCATAAAAAGGTCTTGACGTATATCGATTATCGATATATGATATACTCAACACAGGAGGAGCTATGGCACTAAAAGCATCTACAAATAAAACGATGGTTGGCGTCAAAGTCCCGGATAAAAATTACAAATACCTTGAAGAAATCGTGCGTACAGAAGGTGGAAGCATAGCCGGGTATATAAACAACGCGATTGTAGAATGGCTGAAAGCTAGAGGCCTCGAACCAGAAATATCTATTGATGGAAGGCTAAAGAACAAGAAGGAGAAAGCATAGTGGGAGCGACACCAGAAGCCAGTAGAGGCAACTTTGATGAACGTGCAGCGCGTTTTGTGGTCGAGATCACTGATCCTGATTCCCCGGACTTCGGCAAAGCCCTAGGTTCAGCAGTATCCGCTATGGATGTCACCTATGAGACAGCTCATAAGCAGTCCTACAAGCTCATGCGTCAGGATCGTATCAGGAATGAGATAGAACGCATCTTGGAAGAGCGTGGAATGGGCAAGGAACATAGGTCATCCGTTTTGATTGAGCTTATCACCCAAAAGATGACCAGGAAGACAGAACGGTACAATGCGGAAGGTGAACTTGTAGAGGTTGTGAAGTCAGGTCCTACCTTCTCGGACATCATCAAGGCGGTAGATACTCTAAATCGCATGGATGGCACCTACACCGACCAAAAGAAGGTTTCTGACCAGGAAAGGGATGTACATAGAGTCCTTATAAAAGAAGTTATGAGGGAAGCAAGGGATAGGGCTAAGGGAAAGAAAACAAAAGAAGCAGAAAGTCTTGATATTGAAACACACCCAGAGCATACTAATCACCGTTAGCCTGATATAGGAGAACATTATGAAAGAATTTAAAATTTTATCTGATGGTGAAAACAATATTGCAGTAAAGAGTGGTTGGAGTTGGCCAGGGTTTTTCTCTCCTATTATTTGGGGAGTTGTAAAGGGTTTATATCTTTTACCATTAATTTTAGTATTCTTTATAATATTAGGTAGATTGATAATAGACCAAATCTCTGAATCAAATATCATATTATTTATTAATATTATTCTACTTATTGGTAGAATAGTTATGGCTATTTACGGAAATGATTGGTATACCGAAAGATTAGAAAAGAAAAGATTTATAATTGAAGGTTATTATAAAGCAACAAATAAATCTGATGCATTAAATTTATATTTTATTAATAAAGAAGAATATAATAAAAAGAAAGAGTTGAAGAAGAATAATAATAATTTAACTTATAATAGTATATATGATATAAATATCATAAAAGAAAATACAAGTTCAAATAATATAATACAAACAAATAATATTATAGAAAATACATCTAATTGGAATTGTGAAATTTGTAATACAATAAATTCAAACAATAACTATTGCTTTAATTGTGGTTGCCAAAAAAAAGATATAGAAAAAGACTTGATAGATAAATTAATGAAAGCAAGTAAGATTTCAGAAAATATTAAGAATATATCTTTATATCTTAAAAATGATGAGCTTATAAAAAAAAATAAGAATATTGAAATAAAAATAGATGAACTAATAAAAGAATATAATAAAGTATTAGAAATATGTAAATTTAATCGTATAGTATCAGAATCAATAAATAATATATTAAAAGGTGAAGATTTTTTAAAGGTATTAAAAGAAAATGATAAATCATTAAATGAACTAAAAAATATTCGTAATGAAAGCAACTATGATGAATTAATAAATAAATTCTTAGAAAGTAATTATAATAATATAATAAGGAATAGCAATAATGATGAAATCATTGATTATTTAAAAGCTAGTATACTGAATAATGTCATTATTGAAAGTATTGAATTAACTAATGATAAATTTGATAATATTTTAAAAGAAATTTGACATTTGCTTCAATCTAAGATTTCTTTAATCACTTCTTACCTGACATCTCCTGATATCGCCTAACCTTTGTTGACATAATATATTAAAAGGGTATTGACACACTTTTCAATTTACCCTCTTAATATAATTGTTCTTACACAGTTGTATTGCGTAGCACTACATAAGAGATAAGTAGAGAAGACCACTTACCTCCGTCTCCAGAGGGCTTCGCTACGCTCAGCACGACTACGGCAAGTGAAGTATATAAAACTTGATTTGAATCTGTAAGAAGAGGAAAGGAACAACCAGATAGGCCTTGGATCGTCTGTCTCGATGTTCGAGGAGGTGGTCTATACAACTGTAGTGTGCTTCACTACTTTGGAGTTTCATGGAGTATGTTCGAACTCCTGCTGAAAAGCGGAAGTATGCCGAGTTCTTTGAAAAGACAGGGAAGGAGGAGTTTGCGGCAGAGCTGTACCTTCAATGGAAGGCGCTCACCGACTTGTATTTCCTTGGTGCCGTCATTCTCGGTATGGACAAGATCGAAGATGGCGGTCGCCCCCGCCTCGATCCGGTACTTCATGGCTGGCTTGCCGGGATCATGGAACGGAATGACGACACGCTCATTCTCATTCCTCGCGGACACATGAAGTCGGCTTGGACTAAGGTAAAGATAGTCCAGCTCATTCTACAGAATCCCAATATCCGCATAGGGTTATTCTCGCGCACATCGAGTCTTGTTGAATCGCAGTTAGGCGAGATCAAGCAGCTCTTTTATACGCCCATGCTCATGCGCCTGTTCCCCGACCGGATACCTGAGCCGGGAAAGCGGTTCGTGAACTGGAAACGGTCAGTTGCGAATGAGCTTACTGTTTACCGATCAGCTGAATGGGGCAGGATTCCGCAGGAGAACCAGGTAGAAGCCTGGGGTGTCGGAGCAACGATTGTTGGACGGCATTACGACGTCATCATCATGGACGACATCATCAACGAGCAGTCGTGTTCTACCCCAGAGCAGATCAGAAAGGTGCGTGACTGGTATTCCTATGTTCAGTCCATCAAGGACCCGGAAGGATTCGAGCTGATGATAGGTACGCGCTACCATTTCTCAGACATCTACGGAACGGTCATGAAGGAAGGCTGGTACAAGGACCGGGTCTACATTCGCCGGGCTGTCGAGGACGGAAAACCCATTTATCGCTTCTTCACCCTCTCAATGTTAGCAAAGATCAAACAACGCCAGGGTGCGTATGAGTATTCATGTCAGTACGACAACAATCCGGTGCCGAGGGACGATCAGATATTCCCTCCCCCGCAGCCGACATACGCAGTTCTTGCGCCTGGTTCTTACGCCTACTACATGACGGTGGACCCTGCGGCGACAGCTGAAAGCTATTCGGATGATACAGGCGTCATCATCGGTGCTGTCAATTCAGAAGGATTTTTGTATGTCGTCGAGGCAAAGAAGATCCACCTGAAACCGGACAAGATGGTGGACGAGCTAATCAGGCTCATCGTCCAGTACCGCCCGAAAGTCGTTGGCATCGAACTCGGCCTCCAGGCGGGAATCCAATATCTCCTTGATATCAAGAAGCGGGAGTACGAAGAGATCACCGGGAAACGCTTGCGGTTCAAGCTGGAGCAGATCGATGCACCGCGATCGATGTCCAAGGAAGACAAGATAAACCGCGTTCTAGGCGGTGTCGTCCGTACAGGCAGGGTGTTCATCCATGAATCACTTACCGACTTACTCCTCCAGATGGAGTTCTTCCCCAAGGGAGAACATGACGATCTCGTGGATGCGCTCACGATGATGGTTCAGATCATTACAGAGTTTACAGCCGGAAGTTCCGGCGATGCGCTGCGTCAGGCTGCCTTCAAGCCTGATTCCTTATTCGGGATGTTCAAGAAACGGCTTCGTTCGTCATGGGAGGCGAAATTTATTGCGTAACAATGGACAGGTAGCTCAAGCCTCACTCTCAGGACTTCCTGAAAACTATCTCGAACGGCTCATTGCGATGGAGGAACGAATCAAGAAGGCTCCCAAATATGTCTCAGGAACACGCAGAACCGACGGTACCGCGATGCAGGACTTCCGCACAGGTGCCTTTAGAGAGGCACGATGA